AACTGCTTAATCTTGTCGCCAAGTTCTGCTGGACCACGAATAATAAGTGGAACAACTGCTGATGCTGACTCCTCATCACGAATTGGAGTTGTCATCGCATCAATGAGTTGCTCTTCAAACTCGTCCTCTGCCTCCTCGGCAGTAAAGTTTGGATTCAACTCGTTGTCTGAATCGTATGGCTGGTCTGGGTCGCCTTGTGCAGCAACTGAAAGACCGTCTGGAAGATAAAGTGCGCCAGCGTTTAGGCGAGAGCGTGCTGTTGCACGGAATGTGCGGTTAAGCAAAAGAAGTTCAGCGCACATATCAAGCAAACCACGAAGTGATGAATCTGCTTCATCTGAATAGCGTGGGTGTGAACGCCAGATGCGTCCTACGAATGCATTCTTTGAAAGACGATTTGTTGCGTTATTCTGATTTTGTCCACCAGATGACTGCTCACGGCGACCAATGATGTTAAATCCACCACGAGCATCTGCCATAACTTCATCAACGGAACGAATGTCCCAAGACTCAGGCAATCCTGAACCTGGGCGCTCTGGCATTTGAACTAAATAACATTCGCCAGCAACTGAAAGATTAAGTGCTGCATCTTTTAGAAGACCAGCCTGTCCGCCGTATGCAGAGTCAAGTCGTGCAAGTGCACGCTCTGCTGCTGCACCAAGGCGTGGGTCAATCTGTGTAGATGATTTCACTGCTACTGGAGTTTCGTGTGCATTCTCAATCACTGCTGAGTAGATACGAATACGAGATACAACAGATGCAACTAAATTGAATGCATATTTGATTTCACCAATTGCGTCGTAATATTCCCAAGCCTCTGCTTGCCATGCTGACGATGCAGCAGTGCGACGATGCTTAAACTGTTCGAACTCGCCCTTGTCATTAATCTTTACTTGGGCTGCTGCGGCAGTAAGTGTGCGTGGTGTTGAGTAGTTAGCAGCCTGTGCTGAGTTTGGCTGAGATAAAAATACTGATGCTGCACCAGTTACTTTTGGTGTCTGATTTAAAACTACTTGACGAGAGCGACCTGTTTGTTTTGATTTATTGGTGCGCTTCTTTGGACTTGCTTTAGGGGTGACGGGAGTAGGAACAACCTCGGCTGATTCGCCTTGTTCATCGCGCTTAAAAACGCCCACTTAAAACTCCTCGTCTTTGTTACGGAATACTAAGGACATTACTTTTCCTCGTATGCAGTTAACAGCCCCGCAAGGGCAGACAGTGCGAACACTGTTTGGATGCCCAATGTGATGCTGGGATTAATGATACGGGATATTTCAGATAGTGATGCGACCCAAATGGACGTACACCAAGTGCAAGTAAACCAGTATCCGAACTTTGAAGTCTCTGGTGGAAACCTCTTCCATATTCTATCTCGGATTGGGTTAAAAAGCGTATCTGTAGTAATAAATCTGGAGACTCTATATACGGCTAGCGCTGCTATTACAAAGGTAAGTGGTTCAGTCATTTTCGCCGTCCGTAGCCATCAGTATGTGTCCATAAGGGTTCCATGTCCTGAGTCTAGAGCCACAGCCGCAGTTGTCGTCTTTGCGGAAAGAAACAATCTTTCCACTCTCGGTAATTACCCTGTGAATTTTCTTATCATCCTTAATATAGGAATGGCACGCTTCACGGAAGACAAGTTTTGCTCCTTCTGGAGAGTCAATAGCAACCATTAACATATCGTTGAAAACCACAACGCGGCAACGGTCTAGACGCCGAGTTCCTTCAGGAGCAGCACCTTTTGGGGTCAACTCCATATAATCTTCGAGGGAGCCAGGTTCGGCAAGAGCAATCACTGCTGGAAAGACGTCTGCCTGAACTTTCATTATTTCTCCGTATATTCTGAAGGGATATGGAAATCTTGCCAGCCTAGAGCCTTTTTAGCAATTGTCAGCGGGACTAGCAAAGGTTTCTCCCTAGTTGCTCCATTTTCTAGAACTAGCCACAGGTCTAAATCTGATGGGTCGTGAGCCACAGGACAGAACATCCACGATTGAATTCTCTGAAGTGTTTCTAAAGGAAATGCAATAGGGATACTGGAATTATCTGTTGTAAGTGTTTCAAGAAGTCTTGCCTGAGAGCGTCCCTTTTTGCGATTTGGATTGACCCAGACGGCAACAACTAGTTCAGACTCGGAGTAGGTTCCAGATGCTGTTTTGTATAGCCTAGCCATTACTCAACCGCCGAGCCATTGCACGATAGGTAACTCCAGCCGCTTCTGCAATATCAGCAGCAGGAACCCCTCTGTGATAGAGCGTGAGCGATAGTTCTGTTAGTTCCCTATTTGCTTGGGCTAGTGGGCTATCGTCAGAAGTCTTGGCGCGATAGCGTTTTGCTAGCGCTGAGAGTTCCTGTAAGCGTGGTCTCAGTTCGGGAGGAACCGTAGGGGAGATAGAACGAGTTCTAGGGGTTCCTAGGAGGGGTGCAGAGACTGTAAGAGATTTTGGTGGTGGCATTGGTATCTGGCGACGCTGCTCTGTAGAGGGAGCGTTCTTTACCCAGAAATGCACAGTTGATTTTGGCTTGGCTGGTTTGATTGAAGAAGCAATAATTCCTAAAGACCAACCTGCTTCCCACAGTGCACGAAGGCGGGAGGGAACTAAAACGGGGTCAAGAGCAGAGATAAACCTAACCTCATCTTCGGGGAGTTTTACCTTCTGTTTCATTGCTCTATTGTACAGCATTTTCCAAAGCCGTACAGACACTACTAAGACCAAGATTCTTGGACGAAAGCATCGAAAGTATGAACCTTTCCATTAAATGCTTTTGGCCTGTGAGAAGGAAGCGCTTATATTCGAGGTTTTTCAAAATCGTTTCCGGAAAAAATAACATTTTGTTATCAAAAACTTGTCTTATAACTTTTTGTTATAAAAAGGCAAGGGCATATATATTTTATTTTATGTATATAACAAAAAGTTATTTTTTAATATAAGTAATGTGTATCAACAAACTTGAGTCAATGCGACTCAACTTTCTTATGAACTATGACTCAAGGCAAGGCTTACTTGTCTAGGCTTGCGTCTAATAGGCTTGCTTAGGTCTAGCAACTATAAACAACTTCTCAAAGTGAAGGCTTGCCAAGATGTCTAGTAAGAAATCTAAAGTAAGACAGTCAAGCAATAATTTCTAGCAGGGGGGTGGGGGTCTAATAAATATAAATTAGGTAGGTATCTAATAACTTCGCTACTGGTTAGTAACTTATTGACTAAATGCAGGGGAAAGTCTGACTGGTCATATGCCCTCTTAGACTTGCAATACTTACCTAGATTAGATACCTTTCTCTCATAAGCACCGCAACAGGGCGAGGCTTATAACAAAAGAAAAAGGGGAACAAAATGTCAGCATATGGAACCGCAGTTACTATCAAGGGAACTACTTACTACTACATCATTGACACAAAGGCGCAGGTAAGAGAACTCCTACTAGGTGCAACCGCACCTATTGAAAAGGTAGTAATCCAAGAGGAAACTTACGGAGAACCTCACCGCGAGATGAGTGCAGAGGAAATCCTTTACCTCGTCCTCAATCACCCAACACCCGCAGAGGTCAAAGAAGAAGAGGTCGTAGTCCTAGCGACTACATCAGCCTAAAGGCTCACAGAGAAGCCCCCCGCAGAAATGTGGGGGGTTTTTCTATGTGGTGCAACTCACACGAATTGTGTGGCGCATAAGTCCGTATGGTCTTGCAATATCTCTAGAAAAATGTATACTTAGACTAACAAAGAAAGGGGGAACAAAATGTCAGTAGTTGAAATCCAAGTCAGCCCGATTCAACTCTTCGTATTGAAGCAGGGTCTAGAACTTGAAATCCGCACAGAGTTGCGTATGCAACTTACCGCAGAGTCAAGCCTAAAGGCGTTCAAGCGTCTAACAGGAATTGACACAGGCAAAGGTCTAAAGGGTCGTGAAAAGGCTCTAGATATTGTCAATGACTTCCTGAAGCAAATCGGGGAAGAATAAGTCTGGAAAGGAAAGCCCCCCGCAAGGGGGGTTTTTCTTTTGCAGGAAAAATAAAAGAAGGGTAAAAAGTAAAAACTCCCAGAAGAAAAGTTATCCACACCCTGTGGATAAACCTGTGGATAACTTTCACTTCTCAACAACTTCCGCAGGGGTGCAAATGTGTGGTGCAAATCACACGACATTTCCAACCTTTTTTGCCAAATGGACTTGCGTTATCCGTAGCCAACCCTTATTATTTAGGTAGTGGAAATCGCAAGGGGCGATGGATACAAAGGGGAGATGATAGAAATGTCTTACGGCTCATTTCATAATCTACTTGCTGGCAACAGCAAGTCCCTTACCGAAATTGAAATCGGTATGGGCGCAACACAGATTGGCTGGTCTGACCGACTTGCATACACAGTTGTAGGAATTGAAACCTACAAAACAGGAAAGAAGGCTGGACAAGTAAAGGCAGTAATTGCTACCCGCGATATCGCAAAGCGTGTGGATTCAAATGGTTACTATTCAGAGAGCCAAGATTACGAATTCACTACAAACCCAAATGCAAAGCAAGAACGCTACACACTCCGCAAAGACGGACGCTATATGCGTGAAGGCGCAACTAATTCTGGTGTTCTCCTAGTCGGTGTGCGAATGGAATACTTCGACCCACACTTCTAAAGTCTGGAAAGGAAGCCCCCTCGAAAGAGGGGGTTTCTTTTTTGCTGGAAAAAT